ACGGTGCAAGATTATAATCTTCTGCGGTGATCATTCTATTCTGAGTATAATATACTGCAGGAGCATTGGCACGTATGTTGTCTATGTCTTCAGAAGCTGCAGAATTAGCCACAGTGCTCTGCAAGGCCAGTCCTATGGTCAGAGTATGTTCAACATTATTTTTGTTTCTATACAACACAGAAATATTAATGCCTCTTAATTCGTTGGGGTATATGGTATATGATAGACCGTTGCTGGTTCTATAAAATACTCTAAAAGATCCCTGTGGTAAATTTCCGTAGACTCCGTCTGCAAACACAAGATCTATATTGTCATCTTCTTTGGTGTTGATAGCATAGATGTTGCGTATGTCTTGTGTGACGCTGTTATAGGCAATGTTGTTGCCTACCAGTGATGAAACTTTGGTCCATTCTTCAAGTTGTGCGCCTTGTGAGTTTAAGGAAAACAGCCACACATCATCATTGTTGATGTTGCCTGCGTCCACAGCAATTTTTTCATTAGTGGTAGGCACATCCACTCTAAAATCTGCCAATTCTAATGTGCCTTGTTTGAACTGAATAAAGAATCCTGTGTTGGCACTGCCTGGTCCAGATCCATCGTTTTTGTAGATAAATCCCAATTGGTTGCCAGGCACTGGTGGTTCTTCGTAGATGTTTTCGCTGTTTTTAAAAGCGGTGCTTACTATCTCAAAGCTCATGTTTCTGCTGGCCACAGTCTTGGAGAACGAAAACAAAGGTACATCTGTACCGACTGTGCGGAATCTATATTGTTCTGTAGGGATTCCTTGGATAGTGGCAGAGCCCTGGCTGCGACCAAATTCTGTGTTGTCTGCCATAGCACTGTTCAACACCGTGAGAAACTGTTCTAACCAGTTGGCGTTTGTGGGGTCGTTCCAAGTTATTAACTGCTGCGCTAGATTTTTTCCGTTGCTGTCTAAGAGAGTATCAGTGGTGGATATTGTTGCAAACTTTAACAGTCCGGTTGACGCCACAGTGCGTTTGGCATTATAACTAAGCATGCGAGCAATACGCAACACACTTTCTTTGGTCTCTGCTAGTTCAATAAAATTTTCACGGCTGGCAAGATCTATGCGGAATGCCAAGCTCTGCCCTAAAAACGCCACAGCATCTATCAGTGCCATGTATTCTGAAGATTCTATGTAATCATTAAAATCTTCTGGGTAGTTTTCACGTAGATAGGTGATGATAACTCGGCGCAGATTTTCAAAGTCGTAGCTGCGGAAATCAGCGTTTCTAAAAGTCTGATATATCCTGGTCCAATCTTGATTTAGTATCAGGTTGTTTTGTCTGCTGGTTGTGGTCATACCAATATTTACCCTTAAAAATAAACTGCTTAGTTAATTACACTACTGTTTTTATCAAAGTTCAAAGACATACGTTCGTTGATGTTAAAAGGAATATACACCAAATCTACTTGGATACGCATGCCTTGATCGGTGCTGTCTATGTTGATTTCAGATATCGAGAATCTGGGATCATAGTTTATAATGGCTTCTACATCACTGGCTATGATTTTTTTAACATCCGGAGTAAATGGTTCAAACAACATGTCCCATATCACTGTGCCAAAATCTGGATTTTCTAATTTTTCACCTTTACGAATATAAAAATGATTGATCAAATCCTGTTTGACAAGATTGATATCGTATAGTTTGAAATTCTTATTAGCTTCGCTGGAACTAAATCCCTTGTAGGTAAACTTACCTTGATCCTGCGTCACTGTAGCAGAACGTTGTGCTGCTGTTTGTTGATTATATAGTCTGGCGGCCATGATTAAGTATTCCTATCTGTTTTGTCTGGAGTGAGCAAATTTGGTGCTCGATGTTCATGCAGGACCCATGGTTCGTGCATGGGGATTCGCTTCATAAAACTTTTCACTATGCCTGCCGCATATCTTGTGTCCCATCCAGCAGCTGAGCTGGTGGCAGGGTTGTCACGCAAATCGTAGGGTTTGACATAGTCAGCAGCCGCAGCAGTTTCTGCATTGTTAGGACCATTAAGATTAATTTTAGTACCGTTGATCTTGACTTCTGCACTGCTACCGATGCTAATGTCTGCTGTGGAACTGATCTTTGTTTCTGCTGAACTTGCTATGTCAAGATCGTTTTTAGTAGATATCTTGGTCTTGGCTCCTACTAGTATGTCAAGATTAGCACCCACTGTGAGTTTAGAATCATTGTTGATCAAAAACTCCATGTCGGTGGCTATTTCCGCATGCCACTTGCCCGTTTCGGTTCTCATGTTGATGTTTCTACCAGCTTCTAGATTTATATCTCGATCAGCACGTATGTTGAGGTCTTGTTGGGTATGCACACTGATACTGTCTTCTGCAAAGATGTCTATTTTACCGTTGCTGGTAAGCTCTATCCATGCGGTTCCTCTAGCATTGGCAATGTAGATCAAATCTTCCGAATTATGCATCAAAATCTGATGTCCGGTTCTAGTTCTTACTCTAAAATATTCACTGGCTGGAATAGTAGCAGATCCCACATTGCCTTTTTTCTGATTAGCAGGGTCTAGCAGATCAACATATTTTACTGGACCTTCAGCGGCCGATGTCTCTCGGTGAAATCTATCATTGCCGTCATCCATGACGAATTGTGTGCCTCCTAATCTACTTACTGGCACAGTTGCTTGACTATTTGCCTTGCCTATCTGTTGTTTTTTAGCACCTGTTCTGCGGTCAACAGGTCCCGGTGTGCTGATACCAAACACCATGCTAGGAGCTTCACGCCTCGGCGAACTTGTGTTAAATCCCCTGACATCATCTTCTAGAAGGCCTTGTTCGAGAAATCTATCTGCTATAGGATGCACCACTCTGGGATATTTTTCTGGATCTATTTCTTTTTTATCACCGTTGATACGTTTGTTGACTTCGGCCACAGGTAAAGGCAAGGCTGTATTTCCATATCTTTTTTTATCTTCTGCGTCCAAGCTGTTTACTGTGCTACCAGCAATGGCCGGCACCATGTGGTTGATGTTTACTCCGGGCACACAGGCAAACCAATAGCCCGAGGCCGGATCACCGTTGACAAACAACACCAACACATTGACTCCAACATCCGGGGGTACAAACCACATGCCGTATGATTTTTGCGTGTCGCTGAATCCTTCGATGGTAGATTTAGCACCGTCATTTTTGCCCATGAACTCAAACGGAGTGTATCCAAAAAATGGAGAGGCATACCTTACAATAAAAGTCTGACTATCATCACCTGCGGTGTTGGCCTGATCTTTTAAAAGATTTACTTCTATAGATCCCATAAATGATGGGTCGAGATGGCTGATCACCCTGGCAACATATATACCGGTGGTTAATCCGCCTTTTCTGCCTTCATCGCCAACTGACGGTCGTGTTAATTCTGCCATTATTTTTGTCCTAGGTCCCTGTAATATCTAAATCCTGCCACTATCGGTGCTTGATTAGAAGTTGTTGTTGCTTTTTTATCTGCTGCTTCTCTAGCTGCTCTTCTCGAAGAGTTTCTGAGACTATCAGTAGTATTCGCCGAGCTAGACGCAGCACCATTATTTGCTACCGTAGTTCGGTTGGTAGAATTATTAGCAGTCTCGACCATTGATGTTTTAGGAGGTTCTTTTGGACCTATTTCAGTGGCTGGAGTATCAGCCTTGGTTCCCACCGGAGATTTATTATCTGATTTAACTTTGACAGTTTCAGGTCCTTGCGGTCCTGGCATTCTTATACATTTTAATTTTTGTTTCCAATTTCCATCAGTGAAAGTATTTTCACACTGGACTATACGATATATACCGCCAAACGGACTGTCCTCGGCTATTTGTGAAAAATCATATAATCCAGATGTTGTATTAACATCAATGGGTGTCCTAAATGTAAGATAGATATAGACATTTCCACTTTCATAATTCATCGTACCATCTTCAGTGATTTGATCAGTGGGTGCAAATGATGAGGAAAAATGATTGGCCATTCCTGAATCTACCAACCAATAAGGATCTCCTAGAATTTCCAAGTCTATGGTAACCAAATCAGCACTGTTGCCGCTGATGAATTTCTGTTGAAAATTTTCTGCAACATTTTGTTCAACACTTTTTTGACCAGAACCACCTTTGTATCCTGCCAGTAGCTCTGGACTGCGGCGAGGTCGCTGTCGTCCCATTTGTGCTGCCTGTACCTCAGACGCCTGTCCTTGTTTGGTGCTTGTGGATGCAGGCAAGTTTTCGTTATTATTTTGATCCTGTGTTCCAGTTTTAGCAGCTTCTGATTCTTTCTTGGGGGTGGCTCCTGAATAAAACAAATTATTAATTTGCACGTTGAAACTTAGAACATCGACATTTTGTCCGGTATAGATATACTGATATTCTTTCACTACATCTTTCAGTAGTTGTGAGTATCCTATGGGTGCAGAAGTAGCATTGGCAAATAGGCTTTCATGCACAAGGTAAGGAACCACTCTGAAAGTTATTCTTTTGCCGTAATCACCTGTGAGTCTATCAAGTTCTAATAATTCTATCTGTATATCTAACTTGAACCATTTGATAAATCCTTGTGGAGTGACATATTTTGGATCAAGAGCTTCAGTGGCATATTCGGAACTTAGAATGATCTGATTTATAATCGATGTTAGAGATTGACTTTGAGCAAAATGAAAAGCACGTCTTTTAGGATCAATGGTCATACCATCCCTAATCATCACCCCTGTTTTTTCATCGTATTGATCACCGGCACGCTTGAACAGAGGTCTTCCTCCTGAACTTTGATCAAACCCAAAACCAGCTGACGCTATACTATTTTGGTCTAGTAGTTGAGGATCAATCTTGATCAAAGAAGCCGCTACTGCTACTATCTGTTCTTTTTCATTGAGATCAACTGTGGCTTTTTTTATTTTTTCTTGATTACCTGCCGAACTTTTCCAGTCGCTGGACAGTATAGGAAACTGAATTACATATTCATCTTTTACTGTTATTTCCTTATCTTTCTCAAGTTTTTCTTCAACCTTGTTTAAAAAATTTACTAGACTTCCCTCACCGTCTGCTAATATATCAAACACATGACCGCGGCCTTCGGCAAAAAGTTTAACATCGCTGTAAGAAATATTAATTGAACTTGCAAATCCCTGATGATTATAAGGTATGCCTTCAACTTTGTATGTGCTACCGCCTTCGTTAACTGTAAATTTGACTCCGGTTAATTTTAGGACAAAAAACTTGGGTTTGATGTTTGATATCACTCTTCCTATTTGATCAAAACCTTGTATGTCCATGCGTAATACCCAAGGAGTATTATCCATATAACTCAGATATGTTGCATTTATTGCAGCGGACTGCATGCTCTGCAATAACAATCCCATAGAATGCGGCTCAATGATATCAAATTCAAATTTCACTGCGTTGGAATTTCCCGTGGCTTCATTGGCACCGATAATATTTCTCATCATAAAATTGTTGATATAATATTCAGGCGCTTGAGTAGCCTCAGACGGGCTTATAAAAATTTTTTGTCTTTGAGAATCAAATCTACCACCACTTGAAAACACAATGTTCTTTAACTCGCCGGGACTGTTTCTATATGTCCGAGGATCATTAAATTGTGCAGGTGTAAGACATGCCAGAGTCCACAAAATATTATGGCTGGCAAATATCTCCATGGGATTTTTAACCAATTTCTTCGGATCTGGCCTAGTAGAACTAGCAGTGGGCCTTGTGCCTAGGGCTTGCAGCACAGCGTCTATGCCTGGATTAGATGCTCTAGCAGGAGCTTGGTCAGTTATATTTTCTGCTGTGCCTTGTGGCACCGAAATAGCCGGTGAGCCTGTCAATGCCACAGTGCCGTCTGGTTTATAAGTTAATTCTTGGCCTCCTGGAATGAATCTATACTCTTGAGCCATTTATACTCCTAGAAACT